AAAGCCTCCAGCGGTTAGAAAAGCGGTATTGGTATCATCAAGTAGCGTGATGTGTCAAGTCCCGTAATTTCTAAAATACACAGGCGTAAAATCAATGGGTAAAAATATCCGGGACAGCCTTTAGAATCAAAAGGTTATAAGCTGTTTTAGTGGGTTTTGTCCCGTTGTTGCAAGAGACTGATGTCGATAGCCTATACCCGGTAATGCAATAATACGTTTATAGCCTATTTACTATACTTTTCTTGGGACAATGGGACAAAAGAATAAGAAAAGGCTTTAAAACGGGGCGGTCCCGTTTGCTGTCCCGTTTGCATCTGTCACACGTTTTAGGCGGGACACGGCGAGGCCGTTATGGTTTCAGACTCTCCTGGCGCACGGCTAACAGCTAGTCTCAGCATGTCTCACATTGTCTTATAGCTATTTGCCATAATCTTTTTGCTGCAGTGCGGGCTTGATATTGTTGCGGTGCGCCATCTTTTTGCTGCAGTGCGGGCTTGATATTGTTGCGGTGCGCCAATTTTATAAAATTTCTAGACGAGGGGTAGGGGGCCCTTTTCAGGAGGTAAGCTTCTGGTAGCGAGCCGGGGCTTTGTTGCGAGCGCCTACACCTCATAGCCGGCAGCTTGTAGCTATCTCGTTTTGTCTCAAATATAGAAGCCCCCGGTAGGGGGCTTTTTCGGTACCTTGACGCGATCAGCACACGGCGGGTACTCTGGGGGTATGAGCAAATCGGCGGACGAACTGGCGAGGGTCCACGCGCCACGGGCAATTGAATTGCTGGCGGATACGATGGAATCGGCGGTAGAAGATCGAGACCGCATCCGCGCGGCGGAAGCGTTACTGGATCGCGGTTACGGCAAGCCGGCGCAGGCGATTATTCAAGTGCCCGCGAACCGGCGGCAAGCGGCGCTCCTGGCCGGGATGAGCGATGAAGATTTAGTCGCGGTTATAGAGCAAAAGCAACTTCCTCGATTGCGGCAGCCGATGATAACGGTGGAAGGGGCGAAAGCGATTGCACGCGCCTATGTCGGCGCCCATGGGCCTTTGGAAGACGAAACCGCCATCGATCCGTTGCTTGCATGAACTGTCGCTTCGTAGCACTTGATAGCGGCAAGCGACGAATACAATGCGTATGCCCCAAGCGATGCCCAACCACAGCAGAATGCTGCATCTGGCGTATCCACCACGGTTTTGACGACAAGCACGGCAAAGGCTACTACCGCAAGGAAGGGTTTCCAATTGACCCGTTGCTCGCGTGAGCGTATCGCCGGAATGGGCCGCACAGGAATATCTTCGTCGTAAGCGAGCTCGTGCCTCGCTGATTGAGTACAGCCAATCGATCGATATTCCCGGCGTGCCGCTTCTGGATGCGCCAGATGAAGAAGACCCGGTTACGCACAAGCTGCTCAATCGATTTGAAGACAAACCGGTTAACTACGAACCGGTCGAAGCCCGTCTCGCGCTGCATCACATTTTGATGATGCAGAAAATTCAGAAGTGCATAGAAACCCCGCGCGGCCGACAGATTATTTTGGGGCCCCCCGGCTGTGCGAAGTCAACCTACGCCCCTGTGGTGGGCGGCTCCTGGGCGATGGGGAGAAAGCCCAACACTCAAGTCATCATTGGCAGTTACGCCACGGGGATCGCGGCCAAGCAAAGTCGCAAGGTGCGCTCGGTGGTGCGCAATCCGCGTTACTCTGCAATTTGGGAAGGGCGGCCCATACTCACCGACGATCAACGCGCGATTGATGATTGGAGCCTCACCAACGGCTCTAGCCTCATGGCAGCGGGCATGCTCGCGGGGATTACCGGCAATCGGTGTGACTTGTTGATTCTGGATGACCCGGTGGCGAATCGTGAGCAAGCGGATTCAGCCACTATCCGAGAGAAGATCTATGCGGAGTACATCGACACGGCGATGACCCGCGCCAAGCCGTGGATGTCGGTGATCCTGATTATGACCCGATGGCACGAAGAGGATTTGGTGGGGCTCATATTGCCGGAAAACTATGAAGGGGAGAGCGGGCTTATCCATTGTCGTGACGGCCAAGTGTGGGATGTGCTATGTATACCTGCCGAAGCGGAGCGCGAAGATGATGTATTGGGGCGAAAACCAGGAGAGTTTCTATGGCCCGAATTTTGGCCGCGCGAACATTGGGCGACCTGGCGTGATAATCCGCGAGCTGCCCGAACTTGGGCCGCACTCTTTCAACAGCGCCCCGCTCCTTACGGCGGTATACACTTCAACCGCGAGATGTTTCAGTATTACAACGCTGATCGTCCAAGGTCAGACAGTTAATTTGTGCCGCTGTGGACGCGGCTGTAGTTGGGTAGCATGAGCTACGCCTACCTGTTGCCTTATGAAGATAAAGCGTTGCCACTATCTCTACGAATGTACGGCGCTTCGGATTACGCCACAATGGAGGTTCAGCACGGTAAGCGCGAGCCCGATTTTACCGAACATGGAATATGGGGAGTCGATCACACCGGAGATTTATGGGCGATCGATTGGTGGTACAAGCAATGCGAAACCGATGTCGGGATCGCACAGTTCATCCGCTTGGTGGGGCTCTACAAACCGGTGCGATGGGCGAATGAAGGCGGCCTGATTGATAAAGCCATTGGCCCGTCGATCCGAAGCGCCATGCAGCACGCCCAAAAGTTTGTCGCTATCGAGTCGCTCCCCTCCCTGGATGATAAATCGGTCAAGCTCCAGGCGTTCCACGCCAGGGCGACTGCCAGGACGATTCACTTCCCGTTACGGCGTAAATGGACCGATCACGTGATAGACCAATTGTGCAAATTTCCCGGCGGAAAACATGATGATGCGGCCGACGTTTGCGGCCTGATTGGGCGCATGGTGGACAAGATGATGGATGCTAGACTACCATCGGCTACGACAAAGCCTTGGCTCACGCCGTTTACGGAGGCTTGGTTGACGTTTAATGACCGGAACGAGAAACCTAAAGTGAGGTATTATTAATGGCTGAAATCACGACAGGCACCCCTACTCCGGTACCGGCAGCACCGGCTACTCCCGCGGTTCTGCAGAAGGTCGAAAATGCCGCCTTTGCCTTCCTGCAAGCGCATTATTCCAAGCTGATCGCTGCAGCGATCGGTTGGGCGGTCTCCCACTTCGGACTCTTAGGGAAATTCCTCTAATGGCACAAGTCAACTCAGAACCGGGCGTCTCGCAGACTCCTGTCACTACGGTAGCACCGGCTAGCATCCCGCAAAAAGGGTCCTCGCTGGAGCGCAATACCGCGACGCTCACGACGGTAAGCTATTCACAGACGGAGCCGGGGGCAAACAAGCCTAAGCGCTCGTGACGCAAGTTAATTCCTCCCCCGGAGTGCCTAAGACGCTGCCTACCGTGGTAGCGAGTTCAGCGACGCCAGTTCTCGCGGGTAAAGTCATCCTCTCAACAGAAACGAATGTATGGCCGGCGGTACTGCTTCAGCAAGGGGTTGTGGTATCGCCGTTCACCAGCTCAACGCCTATAACCCTTCCTAATCAAGTAGGATTTTTTCAGCCATGATCCACAGCCGCCCTGGTTTCGCGCCGCGTGTGACCGACAAAGTGCCCGCGCGTTTGAATGATGACATGGTACCCGCGCTGCACCGTAAGCGGCCGAAGGAAACCAACTTGGGGCCACTGTTGCAGGCGCGCGCTGAGATGGCGAAGCTAGCCAAGGATTATCCGGCGCCCGATATCTTGGTGAATCCCACCCCCAGCGATCCGCCGAAAGTTCTAGAACCAGGGAAGTAAGGTATGGCGACTTCGGGCGCGTCGAATTCGTTGCATGGGGGCGCCTCTGGCGTCCAAAGCGATCCGCGTCAGGCGACGGAAGGCAAAGATGACGGCGTCGATCAGGAGGAACCACAAAGTAAAGAAGACGAAGAGGCAGAACTTCTACTCGTCGAAAAACTCTGGAAGCAATATGACGACGCCCGCAAGTTCGATGAAAATTTCCGCAAGCAGGTTGCCATTGACCGGCGGTACGCCGCTGGCACCTCTGACTTGTCCTGGGCTGTCACCACGAACCTCATCGGCGCTTTTATTGACATCTTGGTGGCGCTCTTGTACGCGCGAAACCCCGATGTATCGGTTAGAAAAGCGCCGCAGGTAGACGAGTCGAATACGTATCAGATCCAGGTTTTCGCTCGTACTTTGGAGATTGTGATATCGAGCCTTTGGAAGAAGGGCAATCTCAAAAAGCCTGCCCGTAAGGGGGTCCGTTCCGTACTTTCTAACGGCGAGGGCTGGTTCAAATGCACGATGGTGTCGGAGAAGCAGCCGAAACCGGAAGTGGAGAAAGCGCTGAATGACGCGCAAGAAACGCATGCCCGCATCGTCGCGCAGCAAAAGCTGCTAGAAGACCCACAGGACCAAGATCCCGAAACGCTGGAGATGCAGCGAGCGGAGAAAGAAAAGCTGATCGAGGAACTAGAAGAAAAGCTAGAACTCGCCGTCAATAAAATGTTTGTCATCGATTACGTCGAGACGGAGAACATTCAAGTTTCCACCGATATCAACTGCATTGAGAATTACACCGATGCGGATTGGATCGGCAATGAATTGTATCTGGCGAAAGATGATGACGCGTTATCACGCTTCCCAAGACTATCGGTAGAAGACCTAAAGTCAGCCAAGATCTACTATCAGCGGGCGCCCAAGGAACTGACGACGCGTGACATTGACAACGTGTTGCCACAGGGGATGCTCACCGCCGAAAGCGCACAAGCGTTCGTGACGAACACGAGTACCCAGGAATCACCGGCTTTCATCCGCTGCGTGGAGATTTGGGATCGGCGCGATAAGCAAATTAGAACCATGATCGACGGAGTGAAAAAGTGGGCCAAAGAACCGTACCCCCCTCCGTATCCGACAAGTCGATTTTATCCTTACTTTTATTTCGCCTTCTACGAAGTCGATGGACAACGGCATGCACAATCTCTCAGTTGGCGCCTATACAAATTGCAAGACGAGTACAGCAGTTGCCGCTCCAACTTTCGGCTGACGCGCGAGCGCTCTATACCTGGCGTTCTTTTCAACGCGACGATGTTGGACGAAGTAGAAGCGAAGAAACTCACCGAGTCGAAAGCGCAAGAGTACACAGCACTTCGGCCGAGCGATCCGTCTATACCACTCGATAACCTCTTCGCGCCGAAGCCGGTTCAATCGATCGACATGAGGCTCTATGATCCAACGCTTATCCTCAATGACATGGAGCGAATATCTGGAGTGCAGGAGGCGTTGTCGGCTGCGATCAACAGCCCCGGAAATCCAAAGACAGCTACGGAAGCCAATATCCAGCAGTCAGGTACGCAGGCTCGCACCACCTCCGACCGCGATAACCTTGAAGCGACGCTGACGGAATTAGCGGAATACACCGCGCAGCAAGCGCTACAATGTTTGGAAATTCGGGACGTGCAGCGCTTGGCGGGCCCAAAAGCCTTTTGGCCTACGGGGATGGATATTGAGGATTTGTTCACGCTCGTAGAGATTCAGATTGAAGCCGGATCTACCGGAAAGCCACGACAGGCTACCGATATGCAGGCATGGAGTACCATCCTCCCGCTGATTCAAAAATCGCTTCAGGATATCGCGCGAGCGTTTGCTACGGGCGACGCCCCGATGGCAAATGCGCTGATTGAACTCGTGAAAGAAACCATGCTGCGATTGGGCGACGAGAGTGATGTGGAGCGCTTCATTCCGCGCCAGCCGCCGCCAGGCTCCCCCGGAGCCGGTGCGCCTCCGCCGCCGATCGTGCCGCAAGTCAGCGTCAGTATCAAAGGTGCCATCGATTCCTCTACCGCGCAGCAAATCGTCGCTCCGGTGTTGGCGCGCGACACGCCGCCGCAGCCCACGCCCTCTTCTCCGAGCCCGAACGGTGCCACACCGTCGGCCGGTCTCGCGTCTCCGTCTGCCCCGTCTTGATTGAATAACACGATAGGAAGCCCCCATGCCTGAAAATACCTTGATGGAAGAAGTGGACGCCGCCCTCGGCGAAGCGATTGTGGCCGATCCGCCGGATGAGGAGATTGTTGAAACCCCGGAACCGGAAGGCGAAGAAACCGAAACGCCGGAGGGGGAAGAGACTGAAACCCTTGAAGGCGAAGAAACCGACGAGGAAGCCGAAGCGCGCGGCGCGGAACGCAATGCGGATGGTACGTTCAAGAAAAAGGGCGAAGAGAAACCGGCTGAAGGCAAAGAGCCGCCCGCCAAAGTCGAGCCTAAGAAAGCGGACCCGCTGAATGACCCGATCCCGAAGGAACTGAAGAAAGACACCCAAGATCGCATCCGCACGCTCATCGATACCACCAAGACGGTCACCGCCGAGCGCGACGAGATCAAGCAAAATTTCGACTACATGGTGAATGGCATTCAAGCCACAGGCGCAACGCCGGCACAATATGGCGAAACACTGTCGTGGTTGGCGTTGTTCAACAGTAACGATCCCGCGCAACAGGAGAAGGCCCTTGAGCTGGTTGAAAACGTCGCAGAACGACTCGCAACTCTGTTGGGTAAAGAACGAACTGTCGGCGATCCATTGGGAACTCACGCTGATCTCAAGGAAGCGGTTAGATCTGGAAAACTCACTCCTGAGTATGCAAAAGAAATTGCGCGAACTCGAAATGGGCAGCAATTCCGCACCGAACTCAGCACCAGCGCCAGCCGCGAGCAACAGCAACAGCAGCAAGCTGCACAAGAGTTGGCCACTGCGCGAGCGGATCTCTCAGCGCTGGAACAAACGTTGATCAGTACCGATCCTGATCAGTACGAAGCTAAGAAAGCGATTCTAGTTCCCGCGTTAAAGCCGGTATTTGCCGTACTTCCACCGTCTCAGTGGAAAGCCAAGTTTATTGAGGCGTACAAAGCGATCAAGGTGAATGGTGCTGCGCCCGTTAAAAAGGCGCCCGTCAATCAGCCGTTGCGTGCGGGCAAACAGCCGGCCGGCGGACAGACGAAGGCGCCGAGCAGCATGCTAGAAGCTGTCAGCGGCGCGCTCAACGGGATGCACAAATGAGAAACTACAACAAGGTATTAGTTGCTACGCCGATCCGAGGGAACCAAACGGTAACGCTCTATACCGCCGGATTGCTGCAATCGAACGGACTTCACGGTGGCTGGTTGCCGATGGCGGGGCAATCAGACATTTACGTTGCGCGCAATGTCCTCGCCAATGAATTCTTGAAGCGTACCGAATACGACACCATGATTTGCATTGATAGCGACATGGGGTTTACGCGTGTCGATCTGCAAAATTTAATTGATACGGAAGAACCGTTCGTGAGTGGGCTCTACACGGATAAATGCCAACCGCCGATGCCTTTTTGTCGCGACAATGAAGGGGCAACAGTAGCGCTAGAAGACATCCCTAAGCAGGGGCTACTCAAAGCGCGGTTTGTCCCCGGCGGATTTCTGAAAATCGATCGTAGTGTGTTCCAAACTCTCATCGACAAGAAACTGGTGAACGCTTATGGCAAAGGGGCTTTCCATCATTTTTATTTTGGTCGTATTGCGATGGATAATTTACTATCGGAGGATTATTCGTTTTCGGATTTAGTCTATAGCGCGGGTATTCAGCCGTGGATTAACTGCGGCGTGCGCTTGAACCACGATGGACGGACGCTAGATCCCCAAGTGATGGTGCAGCCTGAAACGCAAACTCCGGCCGCGCAATTCTCACCGCCCCCAGCAAAGCTGACGAACGGAGCCGCGCATGCAGAACTTTAGTATCTGCATTCCAACCTATAACCGTGACCCTTTTTTGCGATGGACGCTCGACAAAACCGCAGCGGACTTCCCCGATACGAAAGTGATCGTATCCGACAACGGCAAGAGTGCGGTTGTGTTCAACGGCCATCGGTATATTCGTCAGGCATCGAACATCGGGGCCTTCCCCAACATGCGAGCCGCCTTGCTCGCCTCGCATACGAAATATTGTGCGTATCTCGGGGATGATGACTACCTGCTACCGGATGAAGTCCAAAAAGGGATCGATTTCCTGGAAAATAATCCGACCGTGCTAGCCTATTTCGCGCCCTGCCAGCTCTACGATGAAGTCGAGCAGAAACCCACGTGGGAAGCGTTCTATCCTGCGGAAGATGAAACCTTTACGCGGGCGGATTTGCTTTGGAACTTTGTGATGCATAAGCATGTGTGGCCAGAGCATGCGATCTATCGGCGCGATCGGCTAGAAGAAATCATGCAGCCGCGAACTCCTGCTTATTGGTGCTTTGTGGATCTCGCCAATGCAGCGCTTCGGGGTCCGGTGCATTTCGCCAAGACTCCGTATTATCGGAACTTGACCAACCATCCGGTCGGGATGCGTCAAAAGATGGGCGATCAGCAATGCTTGACGGATTTTGATTCCTACCGGGCGGGGTTGGAAGTACTCGCCCATGATATCTTCCAAAACAATCTCGCTGATTTGGAACTGAAGAAGAATCTGAATGAGATGATCCGACAATTCTTATGGTCGCGGTATGAAGTAGCGAATCGTATTCTCACCGCTAATCATAGACTCGCCGAAGCGGATGTGCTAAAGAAGCGCATGACCATGACGGGGTACTGATGGCACGAGTCGGCTATGCAGGCGGGGTGGAAGCGGATCGCATCAGGGGTGCGACCAAAGCCATGGGCAAAGCACTCGGCAATTCCAAAGAGCCGGTGTATGTCATGCGCCACGGGCGCACCGCGCTCGACGCCTTGAAGCGTTCGGACGGGTGGCTTGACTTTCCGCTCACGGATGAAGGCCGAATGGGGATTATTGCCGCTCAGCAGTACTTGAAGGATCTCCCCAAACCGCTGGCCTGCATCTACGCGCCATCTCTAAAACGTACGATGGAAACGGCCGAGATTATTCAATCAGGTGATGCTGATCCCGTGGACATTGATGTGGTGGACGCTGCGCGCACCTGGAATATGGGCAAGAAGATGTTGGGCAGCAAGAAGTACCCCAATAAGCCCATCGTCAAATACTACATGGAGCACCCCACCGAAATACCGGAAGAGGGCGAATCCTTGAACCAATTCGTTAAGCGGTTCATGGGCTGGCTGCGCGGGATGATGGATGAAAAGCGTTCCGGGCCGGTGCTCCTGGTCACATCGGGCAGCAACATCCGTGAAATCAGCCAATGGCTCACGGGCGATCGAGTGGCGCTTGATTTAGACGAAGGCGGGTTGATGTGCTTAAAGCCACTGGGCAAGACGTGGCACGGCACTATAGTCCTCGGCGATAAGCACGACATTGAAACAGAACCGAGCGCTTACAGCTCGTAAAGGAACCATCATGGCAGACTTCACACCGAAACTTTCAACCGAAAAAGGCAAAGCGAAAGGCTCATTGCCAAAAGATAATTCATCAGAGCATCAATCACCGCCTCGGCTATATTTGGAGCATCACCACCTGGAAAAACTGGGCATGGATAAAATGCCTGCCGTGGGCTCCAAGATCAAGATCAGCGGACTGGCGCATGTCGGCTCAACGAGTGAGGATGATGATCCCGGCATTGACGGCGGAAAACGCCGGAGCATGACGCTGCACCTTCACAAGATGGATATGGGCACGGATAACTCGGAAGAGAGTCAAAAAGACGGCATGAAAGGCGCGATTGACAAAGCGCTATCCAAGGCGGCTGGCAGCGAAGCCGAGAAGGGCAACGCCAAAGGCAAGACGCCGCCGGTACGGGGTGGCGGGGATTAGCGTTTGCTATTGACAATTAAGTTTTAAAAACTTAATATAAAGGGTATGAAAACCCCAGAACAACTCGCTGAGCGCCGAGAAAAACAGCGCTTATACATGGCCGAACGTCGTAAAGATCCTGTGCAGGCAGCATTGAATCGCGAGCGCGTAAAGGCTTGGCAGCGGGCGAACCCCGAAAGAGCCAGAGCGGCCTCCGCTGCATGGAGAGTTAAAAATCCAGAACGGGTTAAGGAGCTGAACAGAGAGTGGCGTGCTCGGCATACGCCAGAGCAGCATTCTGAAAGGGATCGAGAAGCGTATCGGCGTTACCGCCGCGCGCATCATCTAAATAACAAGTTTGATCTGACTATTGAGCAATACGAAGCGATGGTAATTGCTCAAGAGGGGCATTGCGCAATGTGCCCAGAACTAGATAGGCCGGAGAAGCGGCTTGCGGTAGATCATAACCATAAAAGCGGAAAAGTACGTGCGTTATTGTGCGATCGTTGCAATCGGGGAATCGGCTTTTTCGATGAAGATGCGACACGTCTTCGGATAGCCGCTGATTACCTAGACGCGCACAATTTGACAGAGTAGTACGGACAAGCATAGGCTCTATAGCGTTTACCTTCTGACTGCAATCCAGCATCGTCAACTGGCATGGCCATTCGGCATGGGCGTATTCGGGTTGCGCCAACCCAAGAAGACATGGTTTCTAACTTTGTCACAACCTTGGGGGATTTTACATATGCCATTTACAACGGAGCAACTAAGTTATGCGGGTAACGCTGCAATTAACTTTTTCTTGAGAAACGACCCGATAGATAACGTGAACGTCGCGCGTCCTCTCATCAAAAAGCTGATGGAGGAAAAGAAACCCTATGTTGGGGGCCTCCAGTACGTGGTTGAGCAGCTGCGGTATAGCAACGATTCAAATTTCCAGTCCTACTTCGGCGATCAGCAAGTCACGTACAACCGCAAGCGCACCTTGCAGCAGGCGAAATACACGTGGGGGTCATTCCATGATGGTTTCGGCCTCAACGAAGATGAGCTGACGCAGAACGGGATTGTGATGACGGACGACAAGTCCAGCGTACCGACCGAAGCGGAAAAAGTTCAGCTCACCAATCTGCTTCAAGAGAATAGTGAGACCTTGAAGCTGGGCTTTCAAGAAAATTTCGACTACATGCTGCATCTGGACGGCACGCAGTCGGCGACGAACATCCCCGGCTTGGATCTACTGGTCTCCACGACTCCCACCATATCGCAAGTGGTGGGCGGCCTCGATCAGTCGATTTATACCTGGTGGCAGAATACGGCCATCACCGGCATCTCCACGACAACCGCCGGTAACTTGGTCCAGCAGATGGAAATCGGCTGGCGCGATTGCACCCGGTATGGCGGCATGGCGCCGAACTACATCCTGGTGGGGGAACTCTTCCTAGATGCGTACCGGCTCGATGCGAAGAACACCATCAACCGCACGGTGTACATGAAGGACGACGCGGAGCCGACCAAGCTCGATGCCTCGGTGGGTGAAGGCATTCGCACCGGAATGTACTTCAAAAATATAGAAATCATCTGGGACCCGGTGATGACCGTTCTCGATGGCCTCTACGCGCCAACGATCCCTTGGGAGAAGCGCTGCTATTTCCTGAATACGAAGTTCTTGAAGCTGCGGCCGATTCAGGGGCACTGGATGATCAATCGCACGCCTCCGCGCGTGTACGATCGCTACGTCCACTACTTCGCGCTGACGGCGAAGGCGGCTCTCACCACCGGCAAGCGCAACGCGCACGCTGTTCTCTCCATCGCCTAACCCTTAAAGGAAACGCACACATGCAAGTTCTCATCAATACGGGTACGGTGGCGGGTACGGCACCGATCTATCTCCCCTTCAACATCTCGCCGCTCCCCTTTGGCGAACCGTGGTCGGATGTCACCATGACGGCGGCAACCCCCAGCGTGATTACCGTGCCAGGGTTCAATCCGACGCAGAACGGCTTGGTATCGCTCTCGGTGGGCGGCGGCGCGGTGCTGGGAACCCTCACCAGTTTGACGGTGAGTGCGAACCAGATCTACTACACGACGTCGATCTCCGGGCAGACGTTCTCCGTGTCCACTGTCGCCAACGGCACCCCGTTGAACGCCTTCACCACCGGCCTTCAGGCAGGCACAGCGTCATTGATCACGCTGCATACACTCTCAGGGCAAGCGGATGGTCCGGTCTGCCCGTTTGAGACGGGGGCCACCGTGTTGGCGATGAATGGCGGCTATGCCGGCGCCATTGCGACGGGTAGCGCGGGCTACGGGGCGATCACGCTCATGGGGGCGCCCGATAAGGCGTCTACGACCACGACAGCGGCCTACGGTACGGTCTTGGGGCCCAGCACGTTCTCGGTAATCGCGACCATTGGGTTTGGTGCGCCGAAGCTCGTGCAGTTGTCCAACGACTGGATTGTCGCCAGCGGTTCAACCTCAACGTTGATCTTGATCCAAAACTAACGCAGGAGTAGCCCCGAATGCGGTACGAACGAGTGAGAATACAGCGCGACACCAATACGGTTCACGCGCGGGAGATGCCACCGTGGGAAATCCCTATGGTGGAGCATCTGTTCGATGAGGGTAATGTGGTGCGAACCGGCGTCTATGTGGAGCCGATACCGGGGAAACTCATCAATCAGGGTGAGTATCCGGATGCGCGCACCGAGCTCAAGCGCTTGATCGATGCCTACAAGAGCGATCCGAAAAGTGGTATCCCGTATGCGATTTCTGTTTACGGCAACGGTCGCGGCGGAGAGCGGGCGCTTCAGAAGCTCATTGATGATGCACGCGAAGCAGATGAGGCGGCTGCGGCGGAAGCTCAGCCCCTTCCCGCTCGCAAAAATGGCCGTCGCCGGCCGGTTGAGGCACTCCTGAGTTGAGTGGGGCTCCTATCGTGTGGCGATAGGGTTATGGCCCCTGGGATAGCTCAGGGGCCTTTTTGTTGCAGGAGTGCGGTATGACAGTCGTGATCGGCGGTCAAGGGGATGTGGTCGATCCGGCAGCCTGGCAGGACGCCGCCGGCAATGTGCCGCCGGCTGAGTTCAGCAACGTCCCTTACAACGTCAATTTCCCGCTGAATGGCGATGGCCGCTATTGGTTTCAAACCAACACGTTTGCGACCAATACTAGCGGCCCCATCACCTTTATCGGTAATCCGGCGTTTGTCTCGACAGGCAGCGTCAACCTGCAATGGAGCGTCGTACAGGCGGCGACCGATGGCAGCACGCCGCAGTTGGCCTATCTCACCAGCGGTAGCGCCTGGACGACAGCGACTCTTTCCAGTGCGGGCGCGCAGTTGGGGGGCATCCAGAACGGGCAAATTATTGTTCCGCTCAATACGCTGTCAACGACGAGCGTGTTAAAGCTTCAGGTTTATTCCACAGGGGGTATATCGAGCGCATCCGCGAAGCCCTATCAGATAGCGATTGCGATCACGCGTAATGTCAATGAAGGGCTGTCCTGGGATAATCCGAATCCGTTTGACCCAATCAACTATAACGCAGCGTGCATGGATAATGTGGTACCCACCGCTACCATGTCTTCGCTATCGGCGCGCATTTTGGTGCGATTAGGGTTTGCCAATCAAGCGACGAATCCCCCGCCGGGGATGGCGCTTCTGGTTCAAGATTTTTTAACGAGTGCGCAAACGTATCTGTACAAGCGCTACCTCCAGCTTCATACGAAACGATTGTTTCGCTGGAAAGTGAACCCCGGCCAACGGTTCTATTCTTTGAAGGATAACGATGAAGATGTTCTGTGCAACTTCACGATGGACCCGCTCAAGAGTATCGAATGGGCAGGCATTCAAGATTCGCGCAACGTCTGGTATCCGCTGATTCAGGGCATCCCGCCGCAGCTTTACACGATGATCACAAAGCCCTGGCGGCCGGCGCGCTATGATATTCGTCAGGCAATTGAATTGTATCCGATGCCCGATCAAACCTATTGGCTATGGATCAAGGGGCATTTTGGTTTAACTTCATTCATCAATCCGACCGATACAACGACACTGGATAGCGAACTGGTGTTCCTACATGCCCTAGCTAATGCAAAGTCGCATTATGGGCAACCCGATGCCAACAATATCGAAGCGCAAGCGAATGCGTATCGCGCGGAGTTGATCGCGGGCACCCATCAAACGGCGCACTATTTGCCGGGGACGATCGCAGTTCCGCCGGCTGTGCGTCCGACATTAATTCAGTTCGATCCGGCGGGTAGCGGCGGATAATGCGCGCATTTCCGCTAACAGTTCTTAACGGTGGAATAAACCGATTGAGGGTGAAGGGGGGCGCGTCGGCTAGCCAATTGTATGATCTACAGAATGCCTATATCACCAATGCAGGATCGATAGTTCCTCGTGAGGGTACGATCCGATCGGCGACATTGACGAGCGCCACGGTTGGCCTCATGGCAAATGATGGCATATTCAATATTTTCTCCAATACGTTTTCGACATCAACCGCAACAGTGCCGGCAGGGTATCAATTGAATGTGCTGGTTGACCCTGTTAATTCGACGGCAACGCCCACGATCATTTGGTTTGCGAAGCCCTTCATGGGATTCCCTTATGTGGTGGCGCAATTCTCCGATGGATTGACGTTTCATTACTGGCTTCAGAGCAACGGAACGTGGACCAGCAATACTGTCTATGTCAATGGAAGTATCGTTACCCCTACGGTCCCCAATGGTTTGGCCTATGAGGCGGTGCGCGATTTTCCGCCGAATCCGTTGTGGACTGCTAACGCGACCATTGCGACGAACACGATTGTCGAGCCGACTGAATATACCGGGTACGCCTACAAAGCGGTGGCGGTGGCGGGGCTAAATCCTCATACGGGATCTTCCGAACCTGTATGGCCCACGGTATCAGCAGGTACCATTCAAGAGTTCGGGGATTTTGATGCGTCCTCTACCGATGCGGGAACAACTCAAGGCACAACGACGTCCGCCAGCGCGGGGCTAGGGCTCACGCTCACGGATCGCTATGGAGATTCAGCGACGATCGCCAATGGCGGTACGCCCGCATCGGGTGCGCTGACGTTGCCCGCCGTAGCGTCCACTGCCGTCACGACGTGGAAAGCGGGAACCCACTATGCACCGGGAGCCGTGGTGCGGCCGACGACGGGGCAAGGCGCCTTCATCAATGCGATACCCAACGGGGATTTTGAAAACGGTAACGATGGCAATTGGACGTTTACTGGCACGACACCATGGGCTTTTTCTAACTCAGGAACCTATCAGGGCAACTGGTGTATAGCGATCCCTACCGGCAGCATGTCGGCGGGTGGCGATTTTGCCACGATGACGAGCTATAGCTTGGTAACGCCAGGGCAATCGGTTACGGCTTCCGCGTATTTGAACCCCAATAACACGGGCGCGAATCTGACTCTCTGGATACAGCTTAATTGGTATGACGCAAGTGATATTTTTCTAAGCGCCACGGGCAACCAGCAGAATGAGCAAGAGGGAGGCGGCTATCGTAAAACGTCCGTAACAGGGTCAGCGCCTGCCGGCGCCGCGCATTGCCGTGTGGCCATCGGCGCGGGTAGCGGAACAAATTCACGCAATACCGCTTTTGCTGATTTGGTCATTTGGAATTTAGAGCAGCCGGCGGCGGTGAGCAATTTCCTGTTTGAAGCGGTGCAGCCTGCAGCAGGTAGCTCCAGCACGGTAGAACCTACCTGGCCCACATCGGCAGGATCTACCGTGGTGGATGGTACGGTTACCTGGGAAGCGATCGGAACCTCGATTATTACCTGGGAAGCGATCCCCCTCATGTTGTCGGGCGCAACGCAGCCGACGTTCCCAACGACGGTGGGGATATCGGTAGCAGACCATAGCACGTTCACGGACAAAAATAACGTCATTACGAGCGCTTGCAGCATGTCGTGGGAATGCGTCAGCCGGCAAATTACGGACCCCAAATGCCCAAATACGAATGCGGTAGCATTAGGGGCCTCGCATGTGTTTGCCGGGGACAAGGACATTGTTGATTTCTCGGCGGCGGTTGATCCTACCGATTGGTCGAGCACAAACAACGCGGGCTA